GGATCAACTAGCTTAGTCACGTCAGTATCAGGTAGATACTGACCGACAGAACCAACGGTAATATACGCCATTTAAATCCCCTTAAACGAAGTTAATGCCGCCAGCAACAGCGTTTGGATTGTTCAAAACTGGCAATGGTGCGGATTCAGTCATAATAAACAAAGCTGATGGGTCTTCGTTGTACCATTGCGAATCAAAATATTGCATTGATTGACCGTAAGCTTTCAGGTTTTCAATCTGAGTGAACGCAACCACGCCGTTGGTATCGCCAATCAGGTAGAAACCGTCAGCAGGAATGAAACGAGTGGTCACGCCATCATTTGTGATTGATGCGTCATAAACCCAAAATTCAATACCGCCAAAACTACCCATGAACTGAGCTTCACGACCATCAACGAATCGCGTAACACCCATTGGTGCAACAGTCGTATATGGCGCAATGAATGCCGCTTTAAACGCTTCATTAGCAATCGCTGCATTGAATACTGCGGATGACATAACGGCAACACGCGGCATGACTTGACCGTATTGAACCACTAGATCAACCATTGCTTGAATATCTGCGATTACCGTAGCTGCTGGATTTGACCAGAGTACAGTTGGCGCAAATGTCAGCGCAACGTTTCGACCAAAATCAACTTCATTCAATTTGAAATCATCAGATTCAATGATCAGTTTACCTGTGGTTAACGCTTCAGCAGCCATCAACTCGATACGGTTATCAATTGCATCATGGTTTGAGCGGTATTTTTCAACCTGCGCCACGATCAACGATTCTGTGCGCGTCAACTTACCACTACCAATGATGCCAGCATCCCGCAACATCGCAACTATTGCAGTGTTGTAAACTGTGCATGGCGTGATGGTTTGTTTTGGCTTCAAGTAGGCTGGTTTAAGAAATTGGACGTTAGCAGTACCATTTTCTTTAATCGGACGACCTTCAACGCATGGCGAAACGTATGGAGCTACTGGATTATCAAGATTCAAGTTTGCAACTGCAACTTTATCATCTTGAAATTCCACACGGCGAGGGAAGAATATTTCACTCAACCATTTATTGACTTTTGGGCTTTGATCGTTGACTACTGCAAGGTCTTGAACATCAATCAATGTGGAATCAACACCACCAATTGTATATGTGACAGCCATGATTACACCACCTTCCGAAGTTCGATATTGATCTTAGTGCCGCGAGCGCGAGCTGCATCTTGTTGCGCTCCAGCAGTCAGCTTAACGCCACCCAATGAACACAGTGCGACATCGAATTCACCTTGATTATAAACAGGTGCTTCAAATCCAGCCGCCACTCTCGCAGTCGATTCAGCTGCCGTGAATGTGAATGTTGAAATTACATCCCAAACAGCAGGGTCAATTGCCAATGTCAGCACGTTCGTTGCACTCAAAATCAACAAGTCACCGCGAGCATAGGCGGTAGCTGTTGTAAGCTTTGCATTACTTGTTTGTACGTGATCGCCGACAATTAGTTCGTCAACAGCGACCGTTAGCGTTACCGCTTCATTATCGCAGCAGCTCATTAGCGTGCTCCTTTAGCTTTAAGTTTGGCAATACCAGCATCTACCGTATTGGCGTGTTGGACTTGTTCTGGTTCAGCGGAAACGCCAGCAGCATCCGCCATAGCAGTCAACAAGTTTTCACTTTGATTTGCTTTTGGAATAGTTGCCAACACGCCTTTAACAGCGTCAACACCCATATCAGTAGCCATTAGACTAGCGACAGTTGCTTCGCGTCCTTTTGCTTCGTCAAGTGCGAGAATAGATGAACAACGTGAACGTTCGGCAGTCGTGGCTTGCACCTTAGCTGCGTCAACGTCCGCTTGAGTAAACGTACCAGCGACTACCGCTGGTGCATCGGTTTGAGCACTCATAGTGCCTCCTTTAAAATTGCCAGCGGTTGTGGCGGTTTTTACAAATGCCTGCATTTCTGCAAGCGTTGATGAAAATGATTGTACTTTGTCAGCGAGTCCAGCATCTACAGCAGCTTGACCGCGATACATTTGAGCTTCAGTATCCATGATTTTTTGAACGTCAACCTTACGGTTGCTCGCAACAGTTGAGGCAAATAGAGTGCGTAATGAATTTATTTCTGCTTGTAGCGATTCTTTGATTTGCGATGCTAATGGTTCGTAAGGGTTACCATCAACCTTATGATCGCCACTATAAATCAATGTGATTTTATAGCCAGCTTCATCAATTGCAGCCGATGCATCAGTGTGAGCAGTCAATACACCGATTGAACCGACTGAAGCCGTCTCACTTAAATAAACTTTATTCGCTGACGATGCAATCCAATAAGCCGCACTTGCTGCCATTTCGTTAGCATGCGCCCAAACGGGTAGAACCGCTGAAGCAACGCGAATCACTTCACCTAACGCTTGAACCCCAGCGACTTCACCGCCGCCAGAATCTACGTCTAATAGAATGCCTTTAACTTGTGTATTGTGGACAGCATCTTCAACCATCGCCGTGATGCCGTCATATCCACGAATTCCGCTTGATGAATCGACGTAACCAGATTTATGAACCAGAGAACCGTCAACAGGAATGATCGCAATGCCGTTTTGAACTGCGTAACTACCTCGAACGCGTGAAGGCGAAAAACTATCCGCTTTGGCTTGGCACTGTTCCGCACTCAAAAACCCTTGTTCAGTCTGCAAGCCGCCTAGTTTCATTCGACCATTCAAATAGCCAAACATAAACTCAGCGCGAGACATCTCCATCAACAAAGGACGGTTAAATACTCGGCTTGCAATATGGCTAAATCTACTCATTCGCGTTTAACCCATCCTGAATAATGACTTGTGTATTCATTTGCGTTGATGCTAATCCATGACTCTCAAGCAATGCTTTTTCATAAGCGATTTGCTCGATGTTTTCCTCAAGATCAAATCCTTGTTCAGCACTTGCTTGAGCTAATGTCATTGTATGGTTCTCAAATGCTAATTTGTACGCCGTTTGAGCCTTAACGTCATCTAAAATTAATCTTCCAGCCCCAATCCATGAACAGTTTGTCCAGTATGATCGGTTTTTCCAATAATCTTTCGCCGAGACTACACCTTTTACGATAGCCTCGTCAAGCCATGCGCGAAACATTAGCGTTGCAAGTTTATCCGTGACTGCTGCACGACGACCTTTGACGTATTCCCATGCGATTTGCATAGCTGCACGTGCTGAGGCGTAAGTGGTTTTAGTGTAGTCGCCTGATAATTCTTCGTATGACATGCCGAAACCCCGAGCAACTTCACGCAATAGTGCGGACTCAAACTCTGCAAAGTTGGTATCGGTAATATTTGCGCTAGTCATGTCCAGCTTATCGCCGGGAAACAACTGATGAACCTTTGCGCCGTCGAATGTGACAGGATTAGCTTCGTTATATCCTGATCGCGCCGTATCGAATTGACTTAATGGGTGCGTTTCTGAATTAATATCTTCAGGGCTTGCCAGCGAATCAAATACCGCGCCGCCTGCATCACTTGTCATCACCAAAGCAATACTTGCCTTGATAATCGCCGCTTCGAGCGTTGTATCACCCAAACGGTCAAGCATTTTCAGTTTCTTAATGACTGAAGCAAACGGACTAAACCCTCTAGTCTGGTTCGGTAAATCTGGTTCAAACAAATGGATGATATTTGTGAAGCCTTGCTCGTTCTTTTTAGGAACGTAATCATATTTTTCAACTGACTGCATACCAACATCATAACGATGCGTTGTTCTAAACCAGTAACCTAAAGCTTCACCATAATTATCGTGCTTAATGCCGCCGCGAATATTTGCATCCTCCCTAACAGTAGGAGGCGTTTTACATCTTTCTGGCTCGATACTCTGAAAACACGTGTTAAACCCTGATCCGCTTTCTTTCCACTCACGACTCACGAATATCTCACCGTGCATCATATCAACGCCGACTTCCTCACGCAAAATCTGTGTGAACGTGCGCTTACGTGCCGCATCAATCCAGCATTCTGGATCATTTGCATACGCCTTCCATTTTTGCTCTACGTCTGAACCCCATTCCGCCGCCTCTTCTTTACTGATACCTAGTAATTTATACATAGGGCGCAGTTGTAAAATATAAGAGTCGCCAACAATACGGTCTTTCGAGTTCTGTAGCGCGCCTTTAGCAAAGCCATTATTGCGAATTAAGTCACGCGCGCGCCCTTCGGTAAGGTCTTTTTCACCTAACATCGAGCGGTCAGCGGATTTTAATAACGGATTCCAGCACCCTAATTCACGACTTGAACGACTACCAGACGAATAATCACCCGATGACATGCCGCCAAAGTCAGCACGCATAGGCGCGCCGTGCATATCAAGCAAAATTGATTTATTTAACTGCTTAACTTTCAGATTGGGCATTGCGCTCATAAATCAACCCCGACTTTGGCGCAATCAATCGCGGCTTGTTGCTTAGTCAATTGTGCGCTTGCAGTATTATTCATGCGCTCATAAACGGTATTTATTGAACGCATTGCATTGCATTTTTGCATGTAATCGTTGTTGATTTCGGCATCTGCATATCTTTCACGATAATCAACAAGGGCTTTGGTCGCCATTTCATTTTGATCAGCGTCACTTAAGGTATGATTGACCGGCTTACCAGCATAGCAAAGATAGCCGAATATTAACGCGACCGCTATAATATATGCATGCTTATTCATCGACACCCACCTCCACGACAATGACCAAATCGAACAGAACGCGCCGACCGACGACCAATCATCGCTGTTGCTGCATCATTGGGGCAATTTTGATTAAGCTGTGCGATATAAGCGCGAAGGTCTGCGACTTGAGCTGGCGTATAATTGACTTGATGATCTCTATATTTGACGCTTACAGCTTTACCGCCGACGATCAGCTCATGGTATGAAGCCATTGCGCTCGCTAAAAGTTGAGCGCATGTCGGAATAACAGCCGATTGCTCAACAGTTGGCACGTCATATAACTGATTATCGCAATCATTCATTATCGCTTTCTCTTCCAGCGGCTAATCTGAGGAGTAACCTCAACAGGCTTTTCTGTTTCTTGATCGGAATTTTCGATAACTATACCAGACTTTTCCAGCCGATCCGCGTTTAATTTAGCCCATTGCTCTGGTTTAAGCAAGTGCAGGCGAATAGTACGCGCCGCATGTAGTGCGTAAACCTCTGTATCAAGCCCCTCGTTGCGTGTTCCAGACTTATGAACATAGGTCATACGTCCGCGCATTGTCTTGTGTGGGGCTTTCACTTCACTATCGACAACCTGTTCAAAATAATCAGGACGAACCGATTTATAAATGTGCATTCTCGCGCCGTTGATTGTTTTTAATCGACCAACCGCTTTGCCGCTGCCAAGTATTAAATCTTTGGCGCGAGTTGTTCCAATAATGTGAACTCGAACTCCATACTTGTCAGCTTTCGTTTCCTTGCCTTGAATCTTGTAATCAACCGCTTTGGGTGGCGTTGAAATCTCTCGCGTACCGTCGTCATTTGATGAACCCTTACCAGCAAACATCTGACGAACGCCCTTAAACTTACGAATGAAACTGTAAACCGCGTCCGAAGTGTTGCCGTCCGAACAGTCAATCGTGCCAGCTTGTATTTTTAATCCGTCGAAATCTTGAGTTAAGAATGACTCTAAATCAATCCACGCACCATGACCATACGCCGTGGTTTGCCCGAATATCTCACCCCAATACACAAGCCATGATTCTTCGCCAGCACCCCATGCGCGCACGCAAATAGCGAAACGATCATGCTGAACGTCGATGCCAACTGTCAGAATGCAGCCACCTAGTGGAACGCTTAATTCTGGGTAGTCCTCTGCCATTTTCATTAGATATTCAACGGTAGGTGCGTCGCTTGAATATGCGTAAGACTTGCCCTCAGTGTTATTCCTGAATGAGCGCATCTTAGTGTCACTTCCCTGCTCTAATTCCTTTCGAGCTGCTAGAAATTGCTCAACCAATCTCGATAGGCGTGATGGCTTTAACGGGCTATTAATCTCATTAATGTAAAATCCTGCCACGCCATTGAATGGAGCGTGCGCGCGCCACCCAAAACCATCCGACTCTGCGCGCCTAACGTTTCTGTTTTTGTCTATCTCAGACCAATGACCAAGACAATGCGGGCACTCATAATAGGCTGTGCTTGCATCGTCATCGCCATATATCGCGTGATTCAACCCTTCCGTTTTCTTCCATCGTACATTTTCCCACATCAAAACATGCGGGTCATTGCACAAATGACATGGCACATAAAATTTACGCTGATCCGACTGCATGTAAGCCGATTCAACACGGCTCACACCCTCAACCGTTGGTGTGCCGCCAAAGATAATTTTATGGTCTTCAAATGTTTTAACGCGCTGCTCTAAAAGCGTTATCGTGTCGCCTTGTCCATCAAGGTTTTGAGCGCAATCATCTGGTTCTTCAATGGCTACCACTTTTGCAGGCGTGGACTTAACGGAACTCGCAGAATTGGAACCAACCAGCTTAAGAAAACCGCCTGCGAATCCTTTGAACGCCCACCGATTATCTTTATCTCGGCTCTTTGACATTGCAGGTAGTAGCTGCTGAAGTCTTCGAGTTGCCCGAACCATCGGAACGAACTTCTCAGCCTCATAGGCTTTAGCCGCACCCTCTTTTGCAAACATGATAATCATTGGACACGGATCGGTATCAATCCGCCTTGCAAGATAATTATTTAATACTCCATCTGTCCAGCCGACCTGTGCCGACTTAACACAGACAACCTTACGAACTTTCGGATCATCTAACGCCTCATGCATCCCAATAACCCACGGCGTTAAATCAGGATTGTATTTACCTGGCTTTGCTGAAGACTTTTGATCAAGCCCTCGATACTTCCTACTCCACTGTGTCGTCGTAATCTTCTGCGGCGGTTTCATCGAACTCCACAGTCTGACTATCATCGCCATACAAGACGGACGGGTATCTGGCAATGTGTTCAAGTGTTTCCTCAATCGGGTTTTTAATTAAGTCTGCATCGATAGTGATGTTGTACATCAATTCAATAGTTTCAACAAGATTGCCAGATAAGCCTAGCAACTCAGTGCGCATCGAAACTAGTAGATTAGCAAGCAATGGCTCTAGGTCCGTAATGTTTACAACTTGCTTTGATATTTGCGCAATCTGTAATTCGTTAAGCTCGATCTTTGTCTCAATCTCACGAGCCTTCAAATCATTTAAATCTAAACCAGCGGACGACTGCAATCTCTGAGTTGACTCTCGAAGTCTCTGCATCTTAGCCCTAGTGCAACCAGCGACACCATCCTTCGCCAAAGACTTGCCCAGCATGCGCAAATCATTGCCGCAAGCCTGTTGAGATTGACCCCAAAGGTCTGCAAGTGTTGCGAGTGTTGGTTTTCTCTCTGGCGTATCTGACACTAGGCTTAAACCCCTCTTATATTTTCATAACTGGGCAAATTTCGGGAGTTGAAACTT